AGCTACAGGGTTTTAGGAGTAGAACGGGATCCTAAAACCGGAAACATCACTATTACCGATCCAAGTGGGATGGGTAGATATGATCTTACTATTGAACCCGTTAATCCTATTACATCTCCTCTTACTAGTATTGCAAAAACATTGCAGACCAAAGGAGCAGCTGCTTATCGTGAACAATTAGTACCTAAAGAGCAGCTAGAAGCTGTTGTCAAGCAGTATAGGCAGACAGGTCAGTTTAAACTGCCACCTTCTGTACAATTTATTGCTGATCAAAGTGGTGGTACGTTGTCATCTTTCCGTGCATTACAACTACAACTTGCTGCACATAATTTAGAACCTATTCCTGAGGAAATTGCTAATCAAGTCACTGCTCTAGAGTCCTCTGTAAACGCTCTGTATGACCCGTTCTCGCGTCGTTTAGCTAATTATAAGTCTAACCCTACCCGTACTGATATTATGGTCATGAATGTCGGTCAGGAGGCTGTTTATCAACAGACTTCACCTGTGCAAAGAAATGCTCTTAATATCTTAGGTAAGTATGAAACTGGTAATCTTGGTTATGATGGTATGAATCAAGGTGGTACAGATGGTGGACGTACTGCTATTAACCCTGGTACTGGTACTAAGTTGCTTGGCAAACCACTCACAAGCATGACTGTCCGTGAAATCATGGGGCATCATGATTCTGGTCGTCTCCATGCTGCAGGTCGTTATCAATTTGTTGGCCCTACATTCCGTGAACAAGTTGAAAAACAAAACATTCCTCTTGATGCTAAATTTACACCTGAACTTCAAGATTATATGGCTTTAAAATACTTACGTCAAGTTGGTTGGCGTGGTATTTGGATTGGTCCTACTGATAGAGCTAACCCTAGAGAAGCTTCTATCCTTGATTCTGCTGCATCTCAACCTGTACAAGGAAACCCATGGCGGGATCCTGCTAATATGAACCCTAATCTGAATCGATAATTATGTCTAATTACAACAATGAATTTAAATATGATCCTGTTGATTCAGATTATCAAGAGATTGATAGGGTAAATGCTGAAGCTCGTGAATTTGAGCAACAAAAATTAGAGCAGGATGAACTAGAACGTAAGCAAAGAGAAGAAGAGGAGAAGGCTCAAGCTGAAAAAAAAGCTGCTGAACCATTCTATGATGAGAATCCTACCATTGCACAGGCTCAAAAACTAGCTGAAGCTGCTACACAGAACCCCATTACTGCTGTTCCTGCAGCGATGGGTGCTGGTGTAGTAGACACTGTGATGGATATTGGTGGTCTTGTGCCTTGGCTTAAGCCTGCTGATGAGTGGTATGATGAGCGTTTTGGTCGTAAACGGGACACAAACCCGTGGACACGTACTATGCGTGACATTTCTGGTATTGTTATTCCGTCTTTGACTGGTGGTGGAGCCATTGCAAAGGGTCTACAAGGTGCTACAAAGGGTATGGCTATTGCTAACCGTACCCGTACCCTTGGTAAGATTGCTGTAGAAGTTGGTATTGGTACTGGTATTGAGGCTGCATCTGAACAAACTACTGAGCCTGGTAACGTTGCGAGTGCTATGGAGGAAGCTTTTGGTATTCAAGTACCTTGGGCTTCACGAGATAGTGACTCTCCTGATAAAATTTACCAAAAAAATATGCTGGAAAGTGTAGCACTAGCAGGCTTTGGTGGTGTTGTAGAAGCTGCATTGTCTATTCGTGGTGGTAACAAACTTATTGCTAAAAATGAGGCTGCTAAGAAGGCTATTAAGGCTAAAGAAGCAGCTGAAATTAAGGCTATTAAAGATGCAGGTGGTGATGTTGTTACTGCTAAAGTAGAGACAGACAATGCTGTAAGAACTGCTGGGCAAACAAGAGAGGCTATTAAACGTTTTGAAGCTGATCCTGACGGTGTAAATGGTTATGATGCCTTTATTAATGAACCACATGAGCCACAAGCACGTGTTGTAATGAATGAAGGTGCTGATCCTATTGATTTTAAGGCTGATGTTGCCCGTACAGTTAATAATGTTGGCACTGTAAATGGTCGTACACGCCCTGCTGTAACGGATCACTTCAAAGAAGACTTTATGAATGCTCCTGATGGTACAGCTCGTGCTGAAATGTTAGGAGAAGTTGCAAAAGGTCTTGAACCATCGTTTGATGTTGTTGTTGGTAGCCGTAAAATTACTGCTGCAGATGTAGAAAGGTCTGTAGATGAGTTTGCAAGTGCTGCTCAAAGCTTGGATTTACCAGAGTTTAAGAAGATGGTTACATCTCTGAAGACTCAATCTGATACGATTGCTGGTAATCAAGTCAATTTCTTGTCACGTGATGGTTTCAACACTGCTGTAAAGGCATTTAAAAAGGCATTTGATACACTTGATCCTGAAAAGATGCGTGCATCTGGTGTAATGACAGGTCAGATTGGTGGTGATGTAGCTGATATTTCCCGTGGTATTGAACTGATGGGAGATACGCTAGACACTACTCGTCAACAGGAGCTGGTATTTAACAACCTTAAGGTATTGCTTCCTGAGATTCGCGCTAGTCAATACATTGATGGTTGGCGTTTGCAAGCTGATAAACTAGCTAAAAAAGCAAACAGCAAAGAAGGTGCTGAAGTCTACGCTAAGTGGATGGATGAACAGAACGAAGTGTTTGAGATTAAACTAAAGGAACAAAAAGCTAAGTCACTTGAGTTTATCAATACTCTTGTAGACATTAGCAAAGAAAAGCCTGAGTTTTTCAAGCCTCTGTATCGTGAGTTTGTCAAGACTAATGGTAAAGTAGATGACATCGATAAGCTAATGCGTCTTGCTGAAAACCGTATTGGTTTTATTAAGAAAGCATTTGTTGATGGTAATCCTGAAGTACCTAGTATGCTTGTTCAGGAACTACAGGGTGTACGGTACAACAATATTCTTACCGGATTGGCCCCTGTACGGGCTCTAGGAGGCGCTGCAATTGGTCTTGTAGGTAAACCTATTACAACCATGGTTGGAAGCCGTATAGCAGGCGATTCTGATTCATTTAAGCGTGCATTGTTTACCTTTGGTGGCATCCAAGAAAACATTCAACGTGGTCTTAAGGTCATGCAAGAGGAATGGCGATTTGCTGTAGAGAATCCTCGTGCATCAATGGCTCGTGGTCGTGAAGATCTTGACATTAAAGCAATGCAAGATTGGGAAACCATGGAAGAAATGGCTGAGATCTGGCGTAATAGTGGTCAGAATGGTAAGGCTGCAATGTGGAATATAACTAAAAATCTCTACGCTTTTAACAATAGTTTTATTCCTAGGCTTGGCATTAACTCTATGTATGCCATTGATGGTTTTGTTAAGTCAATGTCTGCATCGATGTCTGCCCGTGCTCGTGCATATGATGAACTGTTTGATGCTGCTAATGGTGCTATTGATGAAAATGCTTTTAAAAACCTACAGCAAAAACTGTACGATGAGGCATTTGACAAGAGTGGTGTTCTAACTGATGAAGCTGCTAAGTTTGCATCTGGTGAAATCAACCTTAACCTTGACAATAAACTTGTATCTGGTCTTGAAGGTGTAATGCGTCAGTTCCCAATCATGAAGTCAATCTTTATGTTCCCTAGGACTGGTGTTAATGCTTTGAACCTTGCTTCTACATTTAACCCGCTTGGTCCTCTTGGACTTGCTGTTGGTAAAGCACGTAAGGTACTTAATGCTGCAAGTAAAGCAGAAATTGATGAAGTTCTTGCTGATCATGGTTTAGCTGGTCAAGGTATTGAAGCATTTAATGCATTGAAAGGTGAATACATTGGTCGTCAAGCTATGGGTTCTGCTGTTACTACAGGTGCCCTTATGATGGCATTTAATGGTAACTTGACAGGTAATGGTCCGCAAGATAATGCAGAAAAGCGTCGTATGATTGCGATGGGATGGCAACCATTGTCTATTAAAGATCCTATTAGTGGTGAATGGCGTAGTTATCAAGGGTTTGAACCATTTGATACATTCCTTGGTTTAGCAGGTGATATGGTATACCAACTGCAACGTGCTGACCAATCTATTACTGAAGACTGGTTCCGTGCATTGTCTTCTTCTATTAGTTATAACATTACTAATAAAAGTTTTCTAAGTGGTTTTGAACCGTTGTCTGGTTTGTTGTCAGGCGATGTTGGTGCAATGAACCGTTGGTTCTCCATGATGGCAGACTCTACTATTCCGTTGACTGGTGTACGTTCTATTCTAAATAAAGCTATTGCACCTGGTCTGAAGGAAGTAGAAAATAACTGGTGGAGTTATCTTGCGAACCGTAATAAGTGGTTACCACCTGTTAATGATAACCTACAAAATATGCTTGATGTTTACACTGGTGAACAGATCAAATATTTTGAACCTATAACTGCTGGTATCAACTCTTTACTGCCGTTCTTTAAAACAAATGGTGGTATGGAAGAATGGCGTCAAAAACTACTTGCATCTGGTTGGGATGGTCTACAACGACCACGTTCTAATCCAGTAACTGGTGAAGTTGTCAAACCTGAAGAAATCCACCACATTAATAATTGGATTGCTCAGAACTATAAACTTGGTGAAAAAGTAGAAAAACTACTTAATAAGTATGAAGGTATGGGTGAAGCTGAGATGAAGCGTTATGTGAAAGCACGTGGATTGAAAACACAGAAGGAGATGCCAATTAAAAAAACCTTACTCCATCAAGACTTGACTAAACTCCATAATGATGCTTATAGACTTGCATGGGAAGATTATCGTAGCAGGAATATTGAACGCGCTAATGGTGAGCACATTCAAAAAATTGCAGAGCAACGATTGAGTCAAGGTAAATACCAAGAGGCTAGACAGCTGTCAGATCAAGCTAAGTCACTACAAGAACATCCTCTATCACAAATGAAATGACCTTACCTAATACTTTTCAAACCGGTGTAGCTATTCGTGCAACTGATCTAAATGGTAATTTTACTAATTTAGATACACGAGTTACAACTCAAGAAACTAATCTTACAACAACTACGTTGAAGCTGCAATCTGCTAATGGTACTAACTATAACATTACTGTTAGCAATGCAGGTGTATTAACGGTAACAGCAGCATGAAAAAGAAAGCTACTGAAGACCAATTTAATGAGCTACATAATCTTGTTACTAAGGAATTTCTCTCTCGCATTAAGTCGGGAGAGGCTTCCACCCAAGATCTTAAGGCAGCTTGTGATTGGCTTAAAACTAATGACATCTCAGGGGTTGCATTTGATGGTAATCCTCTAGATAAACTGGCAAATATTATGCCACAGGTAGATCCAGAAATGGTCCAACGGAGGCTTTATGGAAAAAGGCAGAACTCAGAAGTTCTATGATAAAAACCCTGCTGCTAACCAACGTAGGTTAAAACAACAGAGTAATTATCAAAAAACTGCTAAGGGTAAATCTCTTAAAATTAGAGCCAATAAACTAAATAGAAAGTTAGGCACTTACGGTAACGGTGATGGTTTAGACGCATCACACACAAGCAAAGGCGGTCGTCTCGCATCAAAAAAAGCTAACCGTGCCCGCAAGGGTATCCATTCCTAATGACTCCTCTCCTTCCAACACCTGACCACTACCTTTACAACCTAATAGCCATGACATCCTCTGAAGCCAAGCGCCTTTGGAGGCGCGGCATTAAAGAACATTTTGATTGTACATGCAT